ATGTCGATGATGGCATACTTAACAACCTTCGACGCGCCAGCTTCTTCCAGCTTATAGTAAACGTCCCACAGGTCAGATTTGATTTGTTTGTTAGTTGGCATTTTATTTCCTTTTCGTTATGTCTTAAGTATACTATATATATCGGCGTTTGTCAAGGGTAATCTTAACTTTTTTTCAAGTTATTTTCCCAAAGAGTGATAAGGACGGGAAACGTGACGATTGAGCAAAGCAGTATTTCAGTAAACATATTAAACCTTTCATTAATTCTTATACCTTAAGTATATTATATATATCGACAAAAGTCAATAGATACTTGAGCATTTTCTCAGAAAAAGGCCATTTATTTTTACCCCCCTCGTAGGGGGTGCGCGGCGGGGGCACCATACCCCCCATTAGCAGGGAGCTCTATGTCAGCCTTGTTAAGGTAGTACTATGCCGGCGTCTATGTCCAGCTCTCCCAGCTACAGCCGCACTCGTTGCAGGCCTCTTCAGTCTTAACGCTGTAGGTGCCTGATCTCTTAGTAGTGAGATCGTAACGCTTACGCATCTCTTGGCGTTGGCGCTTGATACAACCACCCTCTTCAGGGTACTCCATATAGCATATGGTTGTTTCGTACTCAGTACCACACTCAGCAAGGTGCTTAGTGTATTGTGCTGGCGTTTCTTTCCAGCCGTTCATAATTCCAAGATACATATAGGTCTCCTTAACCGTTGATTGTATTCTGTAGTGTCTTCTTCTTGTCCCACAATCGCTGTAGGTCATTCACCAAACAGTTCTTATTGAACTGTCCTAACTCGTTAGAGTGTGCAACGATCATCTTCTCGATGTTGCGGTTGACTTTGAAAAGTTCTAGTTTAGCTTCGTTGCGTGTCATGTTGTGTTCCTTTCGAGAACTTATCATTAATTGTTATACTAAGAGTATACCATACTTATCGGCATTTGTCAATAGTAATCTTTACTTTTTCTCAAAAGATTTTAGATCTTTTTGTGTTGTGTGAATGTATCGTTGTAGCTTGTGATCATAGAACATAACACGTTCACCGTTAATAGATACATTGTTTGGCGTCGTTGTGTGTACCCAATCGGATTTGACGCCGATACCCTTAACGATAATATTAGCGGTTGAATCTGTGTTGACGATAAAGTTTTCAAAGTTTGTCATAGTTGTGTTCCTTTCGAGAACGTTGTTTTAATTGTTATACTAGTAGTATATACTAAGTATCGTTAAAAGTCAATAGCAATCTTAACTTTTTTTGAAATTATTTTCATATAATACGAAAACAAGTGGAAGAGTGATAATTGAGCAAAGTAGGATTTCTGTAAACATCTTATAACCTTTCGTTGTTTGTTATGTCTCTATTATACATTATCGGCTAGAAATGTCAATAGACTTTAGACCTTTTTTAAGAAATAATCCTAATTAATTCTGTTGCGTAAAAGTAAACGCCGTATACTACCATAACGCCAATCAGAAGGTAACCTAGTGCGTCTATAATTTTGTCTAACATGTTATTCCCTTTCGTTAACTGTTATACTTAACTATAACATATATCGGCCACAAGTCAAGTCATACATGAGCAAAAACCCAAAAAAACCCAATATTCTTTCTCCCCCCTCGTGGGGGGAAGGGTGCGGGGGTGTTATTTGTTCAGAAGTATCAATACTGTTCGTAATTGAAAAAGCCGTGGTGGTGTAAACAAAAAGTCAGACACAAACATTCAATGTCTTACCTAATCTTCTCAGACAGCCCCCAATCGTTATAGTATCTTCGCCCACCATCTTTTATAGGTTGATTCAATAGCGGCATACTCGCCTCGCTTGGAGTCCGCCCACCTTTCTTAGAGTTGCACTTGAAACAGGCGCACACAAGGTTCTCCCATGAGTCTTTTCCTCCTTGCCACTTTGGAAGGACATGATCTATGGTTAACTTGTCAGGATTTTTAACTCCACAGTATTGACATGTGTAATTATCGCGCAAAAATATGTTTCTTCTTGTTGGAGTCGCCGTATACTTGAATGAGATAAACTTTTTGACCATCCCTACCTTCGGAAGGGGATAATACTCACCATTAGCGCCCAATATCCTTCTCTCATGGAATTCTATTGGTGTAATCGCCCCTTTGAGCATGAGAGTGATACCTTTTTGCCAACTTAGCTTAGTCAGTATACTATAATCCATATTTAGAATTAATGTTGTTTCCATTACTAATATATATTATACTCCAGACAGACATATCACTTTCCATGTTATACACACCATCCAAAATCGCCCATAATTCTTTTCTGCCATTATTCTATCGGCCCCCGGAAACAAATTGTCACAAGTGTTTCATGATATCTTTTTTAAATTTAGTCTTTTTTTGTGTATAGTTTTTTATAATTGTATACTATAGTATAGGTAAATTTACATTTCATAACAATGGAGATATTATGTCCTACGATAAAGAAAACCCAAGGAAGGTCCAATCTGAGTTCACAGCGAAGGCTTCGGGCGAACTTGAAGAAGCTGTAGCGGAAGAACTTGAGATTGAAGACCCGGCTGTGGAAGAAGCGGCGGCGGTTATTGAAGAGTTGACCGTTGAAGAAGAGGTAGAAGAGGTAGAAGAGGAAGTAGTAGCAGAAGAAGCTGCTCCTGAACCTCAGCCTGAAGCAAATGAGGCTCCTGTAAGACATAGAGGCCCCCAAAACTAATGCGAATACCTAGTAACATGTCAGAACAAGAAGTTGTTGACACGATTACTAGGGTTGCAGAAAAACTTTCTGGGAAGTACACGTTCGCTTTCTACACTATTGACGATATAAAACAAGAAGCCTTTATTATAGGCATGGAAGCTCTAGACAGATATGACGAGAGAAAGCCTCTCGAAAATTTCTTGTTTGTACATATAGCAAATAGGCTTAAGAATTTTAAGCGCGATAACTATTTTCGTCAAGATGAAGGTAAAGCGGAGAAAGTACAGAACAGAAAGAAAAACTTATTAGAGCCAGCAAACCTAGAAAATTTCAGTGTCGCACACGAAGGTAAGGATTTCTTATCTAAAATATCCGATATTGAAATGTTGGACTTAATAAAGAGAAGAATTCCGGCGGATATGAGAGCAGATTATCTAAGGATGTGTGCCGGTGTTTCTATCTCTAAAAATAGGAAGCTGGAAATAGAATCAATAATTAGGGGGATAGTAGAAGCCTAATGAAGCGTGGAAGGTTTTCGGTAGAAGAGGTTCAATTCATCGAGCAGAATTGCGAGGCTCTTTCTCCACAGGCGATAGCGGATCAGCTAGATCGGGATGTTTCCTCGATCACTAAGTGGATCGCAGAGAATGTTGGGTTTTCAGCCCGTCAGAAAAAGGAAGTAGAGGCTCATCAAGAACTCAAACGGAAGCCCTACTGGAAAGAACTAGAAAAGCAGTTCTCAGAGTCAGAACTGGAGATGTTTCAGTTCCACTTCAAAAAAATGTGGGCTCAGTTCAAGGACGATGTGTTTCATACAGAAGAAATTCAAATCGTCGATACTATCAAGCTCGAAATTCTAATGAACCGCATCTTAACGGGTCAACAAGAGAACATGAATCAAATTGATGGCTTTCAGGCAATCATACTTGTTGAGAAACAAAGGGATAAAGAAGATCAAGATCGCGACTACATCTCGTCATTGGAACGTCAAATAGCAATGCTTAGGGCGGCGCAAGAGACGCTATCTAAGGATTACAAGGATCTTCAGGCACGAAAGGCAACAATGCTAAAGGATCTAAAGGGTACTCGTGAGCAGCGAATTAAAGCTATCGAGGACTCTAAGCTAACGTTTGCATCGCTGGTGAAAAAGATAGCATCAGATCCTACTTTTAGAACACAGATAGGTATAGACATGGAAAAGATGCGCTTAGCTACACAGGCAGAGAAAGAGCGTTTATCAGAGTACATAAAATATGAAGACGGACAAGTAGATCAACCCTTTTTATCATCAGATACAGTTAAAGGAGATTAAATGAAAACTGCAGTAGTTTTTGGAGTTACAGGTCAGGACGGTTCTTACTTAACTGACTTGCTACTCTCAGAGGATTATAAAGTGATTGGTGTTGCTAGACGCAGTAGTGTTGACACGACCGAGCGTTTAGATCAAAACATGAAAAATATTGATTTTACTCTTGTTGAGGGAGATATCACAGATGGATTTTGTGTCTCTGATATTATTAATAAGTATAAACCTGACGAAGTATATAACTTGGCAGCTCAATCTCATGTAGGTACTTCTTTTAAGCAACCTACATTAACTTGGGATGTCACGGCTGGTGGATGTTTAAACATATTGGAAGCGATTAGGGTTTCACCAAGAGCTAGTGAGATTAGATTTTACCAAGCCTCATCTAGTGAAATGTTTGGCAAAAACTTTAGTGAACGGCCTGTTGGGTCTTCCGTAGGAGACTCTTTAATTACATGCGAAACGACAGCTATGCACAAGTATCAAGATGAAGATACTGCTTTTATGCCTCAGTCTCCATATGCCATCGCTAAGCTAGCGGCACACCATCTAGTTAGAAACTATAGAGATAGTTATGGTATACATGCTTCTAGTGGTATTCTATTTAATCATGAGAGCGAGCGAAGAGGTGAAAATTTCGTCACTCGTAAAATAACTAAGTGGATCGGAAGATTTTTGACTTGGGAAAAACAAAATGCTGCCATATTCATGCCGCCCTGTAGGTTTGAATTTGCAGGAGATCATATTATGATGCCTAGAGAAAGAATGTATTTAGATATGATTAAAACACCCATATTTCCTAAGCTAGGGCTTGGGAACTTACAAGCAAGGAGAGACTGGGGTCATGCAAAAGATTACGTCCGAGGAATGTGGCTCATGCTACAACAAGACGAACCAGACGACTATGTCATCGCTACTGGAGAAACATACAGCGTTGAGGAATTTTTGGAATACGCTTTTGAGCACGCTGGTCTTGGTGATTGGAACCAGTACGTGTACATTGACCCTGAATTCTTTAGACCCGCTGAAGTTGATTACCTACTTGGTGACCCGTCCAAAGCAAGAAGAAAACTCGGATGGGAGCCAGAAATCAAATTCAGAAGATTAGCAGAATTAATGACGGAGGCAGATATAGATGAGGAATTACGACGATCCGGCTTACAAGAAGTTTCGGACGGATGTTTTGAAGCGGGATAAGTTCTGCTGCAAGATGTGCAAGACTAGTGGAAAAAAGAGAAAGATGTATGTCCACCATATTAGAAAGTGGGCTAGCGCTTCTTCTTTGAGGTTTGATGTAGGTAATGGCATAACCCTGTGTTATGAATGTCATAAAGAGGTCACAGGGAATGAAGTCCATTACGAGGGTTATTTATTGGGGTTGATAGATGGCTAAGAAAAAAACTCCTAAGTTTGTTGTCATAAAAGACACTAGAGAACAGAAGGGCTGGATCTTCCATAGCGGTGATGCTTGTGACGGAATGAAACCCGGAACATTAAAGACTGGTGATTATACTCTTGAGGGATTTGAAGACGCTGTATGTATCGAAAGAAAAAAAAGCGTAGAAGAGATCGCTAACAATGTAGGCAAAGAAAAGAAGAGATTTAACGCCGAGATGCAGCGCATACAGGAGTACCCATTCAAATATATAATTTGCGAGTTTTCTATGAGCGATGTGATAAATTACCCACGTTCCATATTTTCTGAATACATGTGGCACAACAAGCCCGACTTTTGCAAAAGAGAAATAGCTGGTAGAAAGATAACAGGCAAGTATATACTGAAGGCACTTATGGAGTACCAAACTTGGTATGGAATCCATATATTGTTCTGTGATAACGCAAAGAATGCACAGAAAGTTACAGAAAGCATATTCAAGAGGTTAAATACGATGTTCCATGAACAAACCTAATAGAACACAAATATATTCGGCCTTATCTAATTGGCATGACTACGGACTACTGTCACAGACAAGAGAAATATTCCTTGAGTCTGGAGATGACGGCTTAGGAGCTAAGCACGCTGTAGAGTTTATTAAGAACCTGCTAATGCTTGAATCTTTAAACAGTAACCCTGTTATTGTTCATCAGTATAACATTGGCGGAGATCAAAATGCAGGATTTGCAATATACGATGCAATCAAAGCTAGCAAGTGTAAATTTTTGTTTATATGCTATGGCACAGCTTCTTCTATGGGTAGTATCATACCACAGGCAGTTATAGGTAAAGGCGTGAGGGTCACACACCCCCACACAGAGTGGTTGATACACGAAGGGTCTTGTGAGACCAGCGGCACAACAAAGCAGTTTATATCGAACGCTGAGGCCCTTAAACGGTCAAAGGAACTGATGTATGATATATATGTGAACGCATGCAAAAAAGGAGCCGCCTTCAAGGGAAGAAAAGCGGTAGAAATTAAAGCCATTCTAAAAAGAAGACTAAATGTAAAAGAAGATTGGATTCTGGAAGGAGATAAAGCCGTAGAGTATGGTTTCGCAGATGGTGTGTTTGGCAAAGGCAATTACAGCTCTGTAGAAAAAATATTGGAAAGGCTTAAGTAGTGGCAGATATAAGCAAAAACCTAGACAGGGTAATACAGGACGCTTGGCTTGGCATAGATGTAAAAGATGGCGATTTGTTCAATCCTATGGATTTTCTTTTCCATGATGATGATCCAGACAAAATGCTTGAGCGTATAGCTTGGCTTATGATGCGCCCAGAATACTTTTCGTTTGTTTGTAAGTATATATTAAATATCGAGATATCTCCATTCCAGTCTTTACTGCTTCAAGAGATGTGGCATAAAAAGTTTCCTATGTTGATCGGTAGTCGTGGTATGGGTAAATCATTCATGTTGTCAGTGTATCCATTGCTACGAGCTTTGTTCATGCCAAGAAGAAAGATCATCGTTGTCGGTGCGGCCTTTAGGCAGTCAAAAGTGCTTTTTGAGTACATGGACACTATATGGAAGAACGCGCCGATTCTGAGGGACCTGTGTGGCTCTAGAAGTGGACCAAGAAGAGATGTTGATAGATGTGTAATGCATATTGGAGATAGCACTATAACATGCCTGCCTCTTGGTGACGGCAGTAAGATTCGTGGTCAACGCGCTAATGATATTATCGCTGACGAATTTGCATCTATTCCTCGTGAGATATTTGAAAATGTCGTTGCTGGTTTTGCTGCGGTATCTGCTTCGCCTATAGAAAAGGTAAAGGATAGGGCTGAAAAGAAAAAAGCAGAGGAGCTTGGTGTTGATTTAATAAAGAAAACCAACATAGACCCGTTAACAGAAAAGTCAAACCAGATTATATTATCCGGTACAGCATACTATGACTTTAATCATTTTGCAGAATATTGGAAGAGATATAAATCTATTGTAAACAGCAAAGGCGATAGGCAAAAACTAAGAGAGGTTTTTGGCGACGATGTGCCGGAAGATTTTGCTTGGCAAGAGTATTCTGTTATACGTATGCCAGTCACAACTCTCCCGGATGGGTTTATGGATGAGGGCCAGATAGCTAGAGCTAGAGCAACTGTACACTCTGGTATCTTTCAGATGGAATACGGAGCCTGTTTTACCACTGACAGTCAAGGATTTTTCAAGAGGTCATTAATAGAAAACTGCATTGCGTCCGAGTCCAACAATATTACAATAAACGGAGAGCCCATACAATTTGAGTCGATGTTAAAAGGTGATCCTAATAAAAGATACATTTTTGGAGTTGACCCGGCATCTGAAGTTGACAATTTTAGTATAGTTGTGTTAGAACTTAATGGAACCCACAGAAGGATTGTTCACGTATGGACTACAAATAGAAGTCAACACAGAGATCAATTAAAAGCGCACCTCGTAGATGAAGATGATTTTTATTCTTATTGTGCTAGAAAGATCAGAAACTTAATGAGAGTATTTCCATGTATGGAGATTGCGCTTGATGCTCAAGGTGGTGGTATCGCTGTCATGGAAGCCCTACACGACAAAGACAAGGTAAGAGAAGGCGAACAAAAAATATGGCCGGTTATAGACTATGACAAACCCAAGGACACAGATGACGAACCCGGTTTACATATATTGAGAATGTGTCAGTTCGCAAAATACGATTGGCTTGCAGAGGCTAATCACGGCCTTAGAAAAGACTTTGAAGATAAGCTAGTGTTGTTTCCAGACTTCGACTCCGTTAGCCTTGGCCTATCTGCAGAAGAAGATAATATTGAAGGTAGAATATACGATACGCTAGAAGACTGTGTTATGGAAATAGAAGAACTAAAAAATGAACTCTCTATGATTATTATGACACAGACAGGAACTGGTAGAGAAAGATGGGACACGCCAGAAGTAAAGATAGCAGCAGGAAGAAAAAGCAGACTCAGGAAAGACCGTTACTCCTCTTTAATTATGGCCAACATGAGCGCAAGACAGCTTGATATAGAAAGAACAGTAAGGACATATGATCATTATGGCGGCTTTGCTAGAAAGTCTGGAGAACAAAATGATAAGGATAATGGGCCGATGTATCATGGTCCATCTTGGTTTACAGAAAATATGGACGATATTTACTAATACTGTGTATAGTAATTTACAATACCATTATCAATACTATTGCCAAAGGAACAATATAAATGTCAGAAGATCTATACTTAACTTGGGGCGATGACGCAGAAAGAAGTAAAGCTTACGAGCTGTCTGCTGACAACGTTAATGCGTATGACGGCATACAGAAATCGTATGCTTATGACAATAGAACATTTATAGACATAGAAACCCAAAGGTCTGTAAGACCCGGCTTTAACCGCAGGGACTACAATGCATTTCGTCCGGGCGAAGGTATTCCGTCACAGCAAAAGAAGATAGTCAAGATGTGTATGCAAGCCTATGAAAAGGTTGGCATTATCAGAAACGTTATTGATCTTATGGGTGACTTTGCTACACAGGGGATTACTTTAGTACACCCTAATAAAACAATCGAAAAATTTTACCGTAAATGGTTTGAACAGGTTGGTGGTTTAGACCGATCAGAAAGATTCTTGAATTATCTCTATAGATGCGGTAATGTTCCTATCCGCAGAAGAACCGCAAAGATAAACAAGAAAAAAGAAGCGGAGCTTAAAAGAAGCACAGCTGCTCCAGATATGAAAATACAAGATATCCCGGTAACAAAAAGAGAGATTCCTTGGCGATATGATTTTTTAAATCCTCTTGCTGTTGGTATCAAGAATAAAGATGTTGCTATGTTTACTGGTGATATCGAATATGTACTTAAGGTCTCAAAGAACACAGTCAATTCACTAATGATGAATGGAGACGTAAATGGCAAAGGACGTGATTTACCAAACTACTTAATAAAGAGATTTTCTCAAGGCGAAAGAGAAATCCCTCTAGATAAAGATAAGTTTATGATGTATCACTACAAAAAGGATGACTGGAACGTTTGGTCAAATCCTATGATATATGCCATTCTAGATGACATTGTAATGCTCGAAAAAATGAAGCTAGCAGATTTAGCTGCTTTAGATGGGGCTATATCAAATGTGAGACTCTGGAGAATTGGTGACTTAGACCATAAGATTATTCCTACCAAAGCCGCTATTAACAAGTTAAGAGATATCCTCGCCAGCAATGTCGGCGGCGGTACTATGGACTTAGTATGGGGTCCTGAAATTGACTTCAAAGAAAGCAGTACGCAAGTATACAAGTTTTTAGGTGCAGAGAAATACCAGCCAGTACTAACTAGCATATATGCCGGACTTGGTATTCCTCCAACATTAACAGGAGCCGCTTCTGGCGGTGGTTATAGCAATAACTATGTTAGCCTCAAAACTTTAGTTGAAAGACTAGAGTACGGTAGAGAAAAACTTAAAGACTTCTGGATGAATGAGATTAAGTTAGTACAAAAGGCTATGGGCTTTAGATTTCCAGCAGAGATTCATTTTGATTCTATTATACTTTCTGATGAAGCTGCGCAAAAACAACTTCTTGTACAACTTGCTGATAGAGATATTATATCTCACGAAACGTTGCTTGAAAGATTTAGGGAGCTACCTACGATTGAGAAGATTAGAGTGAGAAGAGAAGAAAGAACTAGAACAAACGATGCGGGAGCCCCTAAGAAAGCAGGACCTTTCCACAATCCTCAACACAAACAGGATATGGCTAAACTTGCTCTAACCAAAGATGTGCTGGATAAGGATATGTATCTAGAAAGTCTTGGCTTACCTCCCTCAGAAGAAGAAATAGTTGAGACAAAAGACCCTCAAGAGGAACGTATCGAACTCGGTCCACCACAAGAAAACGATAATGAGCAACCTGAAAGTCCAGAGGGTGGTAGACCATTTAACGCTAGAGACGAACAAAAACGAAAGCAGAAGAGGGTTCTTCCAAGAAGTAGCGACAATGTAGCCGCAACCCTTTGGGCTTACGAAGCGCAGAAAAAAATATCAGAGTTAGTTACGCCAATGGCTTTAGCTCACTTCGATAAGAAAAACGCTAGAAGCCTAACAAAGTCTGAATTTGATCAGTTAGAACATCTAAAATTATGCATACTTACAGGCATAAAACCATTTATGGAAATAGATGCTGATGTGATCAAAAGAATCGTTGATTCTAACACAAGACCATCAGAATTTTTTAGTCTTGAAGTTAATAGCGCGGTCAATAAGTTTTCTGAAACTCAAGACAGAAAACCGAGCATTGATGAAATGAGATATATCTACGCTTCTACATTTGCATCGTTGTCCTAGTTTTTAGGCAAAAATAATCATAAAAATCTTTTTTTGTGTATTATCATGTAAGGAGACTTTATATGAAAGCATATGCACAAGAAATAAAAGATGGTCTTCAGGAGTTGATTGAAAACAATACCACGATTGCGTATTGTTCACCTGTTATTTCTGAAACCAATACACTGAGTACTGCCGCCGGTAAATACGAAGAAGACCGTGCGTTAGCCCTTAATTTTTTAGGTCTAGAAGATACTCAGGCTGAAAATAAAGAACAGATAGACTTATACTACCTAAGCTCCGTTTTAGTTAGTACCGGGTGGAATAAAAACGACGATGTTTTCAACGCAGAAGAAATGTGGGAAGCACGTTCCACTCCAGAAGATAAACAATTCAATTATATGCATAATGAAAAAGATATAATTGGTCACATAACCGCCAACTATGTTGTTGACTTTGAAGGAAACAGTTTAGATGGCGATCTTTCTTTTGCAGAGGCTGGCGAACCAAAAGACTTCAATATAATTACACAAGGTGTTCTATATAAGTCTTGGAGTGATCCAGAGCTGCGAGAAAGAATGAATAATATAATAGAAGAGATTGAGGAAGGAGATAGATGGTATGTATCTATGGAATGTTTGTTCCCAAATTTTGATTACGCACTGAGAGATGAAACGGGTGCAAGCAAAATTGTAAGAAGGGAAGAGGCTTCGGCGTTTTTGTCAAAGCATCTTCGCGCTTACGGCGGAACAGGGAAGTATGAGGGTTATACAGTGGGTAGATTATTAAGAAATATATCTTTCTCTGGCAAGGGCTTGGTTTCTAAACCTGCTAATCCTCGAAGTGTCATTTTAAATGACAGTAAAAGTTTTAGTGAAAATGATAGTGAACTAGTTGCTGTTTCATCAATAAAGGAGACTAAAATGTCCGATGTTTTACAGAAACAGTTGGAGGAAGTCAAAGCTGAACTAGCTGAAGCTCGAACCAACAACGAAACTATGAAGCAGGAAATGGAATCTCAGAAAACAGAAGCGATTGAAAGTCAATTGCAGAAGTTTGAAGAAACTATTTCTGCTAAGGATCAGGCTATTGCCGAAGTCCAAGCTCAGGTAGAAGAAGCTCTAGCAAGAGTTAAAGAACTTGAGGAAGCTCTAGCGGCTTCTGAAGCTGCTAAAGAAGAAGCAATCGCTCAGGTTGCTGAAATCGAAAAAGCTGCTGCACTCGAAAAGAGAGTTGCCGCTTTGACGGAAGCAGGTCTTGAAGGTGAAGAACTGGATGAGGCTATTGCTAAATTTGAAAATCTTGATGAAGAAACTTTCGATTTTGTTGTTGCTGCAATGACAAAGAAGAAGGCGGAAAAGAAAGATGACAAAGAAAAAGAAAATCCTTTTGCAAAGAAGGATAAAAAAGAAGATGAAGAAGACGCTCCAGCTATGATGAAGAAGAAAGCTGAAGTAGAACCCCTTGAAGAAGAAGTGGACGAAGCAGAAGCTGAAGCCCAAGCAGAGGGATTAGAAGAAGCTGTAGAAGATGAAGACATTGCAATGGCAGAAGCTATTGACGATGAAGATTCTTCTGAAGAACTTCGTTCTACCGCAAGCGAGTGGTTTGGTTCTCTTCTAAAAACAACTGCGAACCTTAAGTAATTTAACAAGGAGAAATATATAATGGCTCTTAAATCAGATAGAAATGAGTTGCAGACCGATATTAGCTTTTTCATGAATGAAACAGCTACTAGAGGTGGTGTGGTTTCAATCTCGACTGGTGGTAGTGGTGCTGCTATGGATCAAGGCGCTGCTTTGGTTACTTACACTGCTGCTTCTGGTAAACCTCCTATTGGAATTCTTTTGAATGACATGGTTAACCTTGACCTCACACGTCAACACATTAACCAACATAAAGATGAAGTCCAAAAGGGTGGTAAAGTAACAGTCCTTAGAAAAGGATATGTTGTAACTAACAGTGTAACGGTAGCAACTGCAGTCACCGCTGGTGATCCTGCTTTTGTTACTCATGATGGTAATATCGCTAATAGTGGTTGTATTGCCGATCATTCAGGTAACACTGGTGCTTCAATCGGTACATTCTTGTCTAGCATAGACGAAGATGGTTATTACAAGGTTGAAATTAATCTACCTCAGACACGCCAGTCGTCAGTATAATCATAGCCCATAAAGGAGAATAGATAATGAATATGAAAGAACGTCCTTCTGATGAATTTATCGCATTGCTAAAGCAATCCGGTAGTTCAGATAAAGCAGTGGCTATCGAAGCCCAGCGTGAAATCGCTAAGGCTTTGGAAACACCATTGCGCAAAGGTGTCCTATTCGGTGATGTCGTAACTTCCATTTATGAAGCTATGCCACTTGAACCGGGTGCTACACCTGAATTTCCACTCGACCTTCTTGCACCGGGAACAGAAAGTGAGCACATTGCTTACACTAATCCGGGTCACGGTCGTATTCCAGAACGTAGCGTCGAAGGCGATTACGTCATGGTTAACACTTACGGAATTACCAGCTCGATTGACTTCTTGCTGAAGTATGCCCGTGAAGCTAACTGGAACGTTATTGCTCGTGCAATGCAAGTTTTGGAAGCATCTTTTGTTAAGAAAATCAACGACGACGGATGGCACACTTTGCTAGCCGCATCTGTTGATAGAAATATTTTGGTCTACGATGCCGACGCAGCTGCTGGTCAGTTCACAAAGCGTTTGGTATCTCTGATGAAGACAGTTATGCGTCGTAACGGCGGTGGTAACAGCGTTACTGCTAATGGCCGATTGACTGACATTTACCTGTCTCCAGAAGCCATCGAAGATATCCGCAACTGGGGTGTCGATCAGCTTGACGAAATTTCACGCCGTGAAATTTACGTAGCAGCTGACGGAGCAGCTCCAATTACGAGACTCTTCGGAGTTAACCTGCACGACTTATTTGAGTTGGGCGACAACCAAGAGTATCAAGATTACTTTGATAATGATCTTGGTGGGTCTCTTGCTACTGGCGACGTTGAACTAGTTATTGGCTTGGATCAAGCCTCTAGCGATAGTTTCGTAATGCCAGTCAAGAAAGAAGTTGAAGTTTATGAAGACGAAGCTCTTCACAGACATCAGCGTCAAGGTTACTACGGCTGGGCCGAAATTGGCTTTGGTGTACTAGACAATAGAAGAGTTCTCGCTGGCTCCTTCTAATACTTGTACGCTCAAGTTTGATAAGAACCGTCCTGTTAGAGATAATAGGGCGGTTTTTTTATTATTTTTGTGTATATAAGGGTAAGTCCGTAATAACCAAAAGGAGCATATACTATGGAGCTATTGATAAAAATAAACAGCGCAGATGGTGATAAATCATATAAAGATGGCGACATTGTTCAGGCGTTTTCTAATGATAGAATATTATTAGCTAACGCTCAATCTATTTGTAGCGTAGATAATTTCAATTTAGACCCAGTATCCGGGTTAAGATATAATGATACATTGTTAATGAAATATATGGAAGCTTCCAGCCTTTATAAGATTGAGAGAATAAATACAAACTCAGCAAGGAGAACAAACCTCCTGACATCAGAAGAGAGCATCATAAGCAACTCTCCAAATCCAGACGGAGAATCTATATGGGTGGAAGAGTACTTGGCTAGAAGATTAAGAAGTAATAGACATAAGATTTTTGGCTCAGTAGACTCAGAAGTTTGGTACAGTGGCTCTCGACCAATAGACCTTAATCCTTTGTGGAATGAAATTGAAGCAGGGTCTGATAACCTTAAGCAAGATAATATATCTTGGAAATTTACATCGCTAGAAAAAAGACACTTTTATACCATGAACTGCAGAGGGAATGGTGGAGGAGTTATTCAAGAACTTTCAGGGGACACTGTGATTGAACGTCAGGATACTGTGATCACAGGAGATGATGTCTTGGTAGCGAAGAGACGATGGCAGGTTCCATATTGGGATATAACCGGAGTTAATGTTGATGATGTTAGAAATGAAGCCAAAGAAGTTGACGGAAGAACTGCTCTTGACGATAGACTATTTGTAGATGATATAAATGTAGACAAGGTTGAGGCGGGGATAATAGTACTATAAAATCAATACCGGCGACGGCTGGTGTTATAACATTATAATTAATAGGAGTATTTTGATATGACTGCTATGTCAAATTATTTAGAAAATAAACTTATAGACCACATCTTGAGGAGTACATCTTTTTCTGCCCCAAGTAATATTTACGTTGGTCTGGTAGGAAAGTATGACGCAGCTCAACTAGAAGCTGGCACTTTAACTCACGAACTTTCTGGCGGTTCTTACGCTAGGTCATCTGGTATTAAAGGCGATGCATATTGGAGCGCAGGCTCCACTAATGGTCTTACCGATAATGAACAGGCGGTAACCTTTGCTGCCGCATCAAACGAATGGGGTCATGTATCAGGACTGTTTGTTGCAGACGCATCCTCTGGTGGAAACGTTCTTTTGTATGGACAGCTATCAGCTACTAAGTTTGTAGAGAACGGCGATCAATTTGTTATTTCAGCAGGTGATTTAGACATTACCTTTGCTTAATTTTTCATAAGGAGCAGAGGCAATGGCTTTAATACTTAAAGATAGAGTAAAAGAGACTTGCACCGGAACAAGTGGCGACATGGCACTTACTGGAGCAGTGTCTGGCTATGTAGCCTTCGATGCAGATGCAACCTTTGACGGCAACACAACGTATTATGCTTTAGAAGATGCAGATGGCACAAAGTGGGAAGTTGGCTTGGGCACACTCAGCGCAGACTCCACAACTCTTACTAGAACTACAATTCTTGCAACTCAAGCTAGTTTCACAGATACCACCAGACAAACATTTAGTGGTGGAACACACACAATCTATTGTGTTTATCCTGCAGGCAAATCTGTACATTTAGATGCTAGCGGCGTTTTATCTCATAGCATTGTCAATGCTGACATAAGTGGTAGTGCAGGTATAGGTATAACAAAACTTGCTTCTTCTAGCATAGGTGTTAGCGATGGGTCTAGCACTACTGAAATTAGTCTCGGTCAAGACATACAGTTTCGTGGAACTTCCAATGAAGTAGAAGTAGCCGAATCTTCGGGAACGATCACTGTTGGTTTACCTAGTAGCATTACGGCGAATGTTACTGGAGATGTGACAGGCAACGCTGACACCGCTACAAATGCCACCAATGCTACTCACGTAGCTGTCGCAGATAACGAAAGTACTGACGAAAACAACCTTATAACTTTCATAGAAGATGCCAGCGCTACAGGAAATGTAGGGCTGGAATCGGATGGCGACTTCCACTATAACCCATCGACCGGAACTGTCACAGCGACAATATTCAAGGGTAACATAGATGCGGTAGACGGAGATTTTGATGGTACGCTTGAAGCAGATGCCATTACGATAGGTGGAACAGCTCTTAATACTGTTATTGCTGGAGTGACTGTTACTAATGCAACTAACGCGGTTACTGCCACAAATGCCAATCATGTAGCCGTTGCAGACAATGAGAGTACCGACGAGAATAATCTTATAACATTTATCGAAGACGCGAGCGCGACAGGAAACGTGGGTCTGGAATCGGATGGCGATTTTCACTACAACCCGTCTACGGGGACTGTTACAGCGACAATATTTAAAGGCAACATAGATGCAGTTGACGGCGATTTTGATGGGACGCTCGAAGCAGATGCTATTACTGTAGGCGGAACAGCTCTTAACACAGTCATAGCGGGAGTCACCGTAACTAACGCCACCAATGCTGTCACCGCTACAAATGCCAACCATGTAGCTGTTGCAGATAACGAGAGCACTGACGAGAATAACCTCATAACATTTATCGAAGATGCGAGCGCTACAGGCAACGTAGGATTAGAATCAGACGGTGATTTTCACTACAATCCATCTACTGGAACTGTTACGGCAACGATATTCAAGGGGAATATAGACGCTGTAGACGGTGACTTTGATGGAACACTTGAGGCTGACGCAATTACTGTTGGTGGGACTGCATTAAATACAGTCATTGCTGGAGTGACCGTCGCCAACGCTACTAACGCAGTTACCGCCACAAATGCTAACCATGTGGCTGTTGCAGACAATGAAAGTACAGATGAAAACAATTTAATTCCATTCATTGAAGACGCCAGTGCCACAGGTAATGTAGGCTTAGAATCCGATGGAGACTTTCACTATAATCCTTCTAGCGGTACAATTACTGCCACCATATTCAAAGGAAATATAGATGCAGTAGACGGCGACTTCGATGGAACACTTGAAGCAGACGCTATTACAATAGGAGGAACTGCCTTAAATACAGTTATAGCTGGAGTTACGGTTACAAATGCTACAACTGCTGTTAACGCTACTCATGTTGCTGTAGCTGATAATGAGAGTACGGACGAAAACAACCTTATAACCTTTATTGAG